TGAATACATCATGACTAATACAGTCACTTTTGGAGAACTCAGTTATGAGTTCTCGAGGTCCATTCCATTGATCGGCGGGCCGGCTGAAAACAGACCCGTCGACTATTCAACTGGAGTGCGATACCAATACATAAACCCTCAGGTGAATGTGACCAGGACCACGGACCCTCCACGAACATCCAACCCTATCAAGGGAGCTATCGTCGAGGGTGTCCCTGTCCAGGTTGTAGCTCAGTCCGAGGGCGCCACTCTTCATGCTGTAAAGAAGCGTTGTGATCACCAGCCAACTAAGGACGTTGGGGAGGCCTTTGTGAGGGGCCACCACCTGCTCATGGACAAGCTCCATGAGCGCGAAGAAATACGTCTTGACGGGGCTGCCGTGACAGCTTATCTCGATGAGATGAGCGGGCAAAAGCGGGAGAGGTTGCAGGCGCTCTTGGACTCGCAGGACTTCACTCTGCCTGGATACACGGACAAGATCGTGTTCGCGAAATCTGAGGCTTTACTCAAACACGGGGATGCTCAACCACGCGTCGTCTATCAGGGCGGCGACATGTACAATCTTGTAATGGGATCCGTCGTGTATTATCTGTCTCGCCGCATTGCCGAGGAGCTCAACCGCAGTAACCCCAGGAACAAAGGGAATGAAGTTGTTTACTGCGTTGGGATGACGGCAGACGAGATAGCAGACATAGTGCATCACACTCCGGGCCAGGTCTTCGAGAACGACTTCAAGAACAACGACGGCACTCAGCCGGCGGGTGTTCGCAAGTGGGAGTCAATGTTTTATTACAAACTTGGCGCGCCGAAGTGGTTTGTTCGAGAGTTCGCTCAGAACACTAGTGTGCGGGTGTTTACGCGCTATGGTGTCAAGGGTAAGGTCAAGGGTCAACGGTGGAGTGGAGAAGTTACAACCACCACCGGTAATGGGTATGTAAATACTTGCACCTCACTTGCTGCCTTGGAACGAGCTGGGATAACGAAGAGTACCACTTTGGTCTACGGGGACGACGGACTAACGTACACGGAACAATGTCGACGCGGGCTTGGCGAGGCCTTCGACACCGTGGCGGGAGAGTCAGGCATGAAATGCGAAGGAAAGCTTGTGGAGAAGCGGGAAATGGGAACGTTCCTACGCAAGCGTTTTGTGCCTAGCGTCAATCGCACGTACCCCGTGCCATCCTTTGGGCGTGTGGTGAGCAAACTGCCGATTCGAAGCAATTTCAATCGTGCGGTCAATGATGATGATTATATGGCAGGCAAACTTTTATCCGCTGCCTATGAACATCGTCACATCGCCTCTTTGAGAGTCCTCCTCTTGGAAACAGCAGAACAGTTGTCGAGTAGCCCGTATTTGGATATGCGCAATCAGGCTATGGCATACAAATTCTCTGCAGAAGAGTTGAAGTCGATGACGATAAGCGCGAAAACTATCGATCCGGATTACCTAGGGTCCTTTCTTCACACTGTCTACGGTATATGGGAGAAGGACTTGGTTGAGTGCTACATTTCCGTGTGTGATGGAATCCTTGGGTTCCAGCGCGTCAATAGGAAATCCCGGTCGCAGCCTTTGATTGCCCCACGCCTCCCCCGGGCATTGTGGGACACATCATTTGAGTCTATCGTCACCGTCGATGTCGCTCTGTAGAGAAGTATTGGCATGGACCGCAGAGTTTCGTTGGTTCTCTGCGATAACAAAAAACAGCACCTACC